AATTCTTAATGATACACCAGCTCCACCAGCTCCACCAGCTCCACCAGCTCCACCAGCTCCACCAGCTCCACCAGCTCCACCAGCTCCACCAGCTCCACCAGCTCCACCAGCTCCACCAGACTTATCCGAGTTCACAAAATTAATGTTGTACATTACCCCTTTATTGGAAAATACTGGAATGGGTGGAAATCTTAAACTGTCCGATCTCGAAGCTTTTGCATTATCAATAAATTGTGAAGAAAAAGGCAAAGGTAAAATTGCAAAACTTCAAGAATTACCACACTTAATCCCATTGTTTTTAAACTTGGTAAATGATCATGTCAATAAAAATACATCCGTCCCATGCTAGCAGCTGGATTAAATGCCCTGCGTCAGTTACGATGCAGGAAAAGTACAAGAATGAATTCATTAAGAATGATGCAGCAGAAGAGGGTACTGCGGCACACTGGGTTTCTTCACAATTATTACATGGTGATATTATTACACCCGGTGAATTCGCGCCTAATGGCATTGAGGTCGATGAAGACATGGTTAATTATGCGAAAGATTACCGTGACATTATTGATGATTCTAATAGTAATGATGTTGTTGAACACATAGAAGAGTTTATATCTATTCCTGACATAGCTGAGGGTTTTGGAGGTACTCCCGATTATTGGTCAGTAAATCATGCACGTAGTTTGATTCGTATTGTTGATTTAAAATATGGTTTTAATGTTGTTGAACCTTTTGAGAATTGGCAAATGATTTGCTACGTGTCAGGTATTGCAAGTAAATTAAACATTCCGATGTTATTGGGAAATTACAAATGGACTGTTGAAATTGTAATTTATCAACCTCGTGCTTATCATGTGGAAGGTCATTTGCGAACTTGGTCAATTTCTCTTTGTGATTTAATTCCTTACATTGATAAATTACGCGCGGCATATCAGCAATTATTTTTACCTAATCCAATTGCGGTAACTGGGTCACAATGTAAATATTGTGAGGCGCGTCATGTATGTACAACACTTCAACAATCTAATTATATTGCGATTGAATTATCTCAACGTGCTAGTGCTTTAGAACTTGATATCAATCAATCGGGTCGGGAATTATTACAGATTGAAGCTGCATTAGAAATTTTAAAAGCACGTAAAACAGGTTTAGAATCACAGATTGAATTTGATATTTTAACGAAAGGGGTTGTGTCGCCACACTTTATGGTGGAGCGAGCAAAAACAAGAGAGAAATGGCAGGAAGGAAAAGAGCATTTCATTATTGCTTTGGGGGAAATGATAGGTAAAAATTTAGCTGCACCTGCTAAAGCATTGACACCGGTGCAATGTCGTAAATTGAAAGTTGACGATGAAATTATTAAGCAGTATAGTGTGATTCCCATCGGGGAAAATAAACTAATTAAACGAAATACTAATTTAACTAAAAAACTTTTTGGAAAGTAAATCATGGCAAACGAAAAATATATCTCAGTATTATTTCCAGTCGGGCGTCTCATTCAAGGTTCGCTTTATGAACCTAATACAAAAGATTTGGAAGGTAATTTACTTACTGTAAAAAATCCTAAATCCCCATTATTTGGACAACCTCGTGTTGATTTTTATCTCGGTGTGGCAATTCCTAAAACTCCCGGCGTAACACATTGGTCACAGGAGGTTAGTCCCAACCCTCGTATTGGTGCATGGGGTAAAAAGATTTGGGATGCCGGTCATAGTTTTTGGGGTGAGCTTGCCAGCGCGGATGATTTTTCATGGAAAGTAACTGACGGTGATAGTACAAAATTTGATAAGTCGACTCCTCCAAAACGCACATGTGATAAACCAAATCACAAGGGTCATTGGATTGTAAGCTTTGGGGGCGCTCAGGCTCCAAAAATTGTTAATTCTGATGGTAGTGCATACATCTTGGAAAAAGACGCTGTAAAGCGCGGCTATTTTATCCAAGTTAATGCTAATTTGACGACCAATGGAAGTAATGTCAATCGCGGTATTAAGATGTATCATAATGCTGTTAGTTTCCAATATCCCGGTGAAGAAATCACGACTGGGATTGACCCTGCTAGTTTAGGATTTGGTGATGGTTCTGCGCCTGTTGCGGCTGCACCATTTCCACAATTTGCTCCACATGTTGTAGCAATACCTCCAACTCCACCTGCACCACCTATAGTTCCTAATCATGGTTTTGTAAATGAATCGCCGACTAGGCTATTAAAAAATGGTGCAACGTATGATAGTCATATTGCAGTAGGTTGGACTGAGGCAAGTTTGACGGCGGCTGGATTGTTGTAAAATTTTCGGAAAGTTGGCAGAGAGGTTTAATGCGCCGGTAGTGAGAATAACCCACACTATATTAACGGGTCTCGTTGGGTCGAGACCGTAAGTTCAAATCTTACACTTCCCAACCATCTTAAGGAATTCACATGGACTTATATCAGTCATTTATTGCGAAGTCACGCTATGCTCGTTATCTACCCGAAGAAAATAGACGTGAAGAATGGGTAGAAACTGTTGCGCGATATTTTGATTTTTTTGAAAAGCATCTTAAGAAAAATAATAATTACACACTTACTTCTAAATTGCGTAAAGAGTTAGAAGATGCTGTTGTCAATCTCGAAGTGATGCCCTCCATGCGATGTTTAATGACGGCAGGAAAAGCATTAGAACGCAATAATATTGCTGGCTATAACTGCAGTTATTTAGCAGTTGATGATCCAAAATCTTTTGATGAAGCAATGATGATTTTACTTTGTGGAACAGGTGTAGGTTTCAGCGTAGAACGTCAAGATATTGCAAAACTTCCTTTAATTCCTAATGACTGGACTTCCGGTAGTCACATAAAAGTTGGTGATAGTAAGGAGGGTTGGGTTAAAGCTTTACGTCTTCTTATTACCAATTTGTATAAAGGTCGTAAGCCAACGTGGGACGTGTCAGCAGTTCGTCCGGCAGGTACACCACTTAAAACTTTTGGTGGCCGTGCAAGTGGTCCTGAACCATTAGTAGAATTGTTTGAATTTGTAATTTCTACTTTTAAAGAAGCAAAAGGGGGACGTTTAAACAGTCTTCAATGTCATGACATCATGTGCAAAATAGGGGAAACTGTTGTTGTTGGAGGAGTTCGACGTTCTGCAATGATTAGTTTGAGTAACCTATCTGACAGGCGCATGCAAGGGGCCAAAATGGGCGCGTGGTGGGAAAAATCTCCACAGCGTGCATTGGCTAATAATTCCATTTGTTATACAGAAAAACCAGATGTGAATGCATTCATGAAAGAATGGTTAGCTCTTTATGAAAGCAAATCAGGCGAACGTGGAATTTTTAATCGTGTAGCTAGCGAAAAGCAAGTATTAAAAAATGGAAGACGTAAAGGTGGGTACGCTTGGGGAACCAACCCTTGCTGTTTTACTGGCGATATGAAACTTTTAACTGATAAGGGTTACATGTCCTTTTTTGAATTATCTGGAAAAGATGTAAATATAATAAATGATAATGGTGATGTGAGTTTTGGTAAAGTTTGGTCATCAGATATAAAAGAAATAGTAGAAGTTAAATTTTTAAATGGGATGAAATCAATTAAATGTACCCCAGATCATATTTTCAAATTAAATAATTCTGAAGAATGTCAAGCAAGAGATTTACAAGGTAAAAGATTAAAACCATTTTTTAAATTAAAAAAAGAATTTGACAGAGAAAGTTTTTTCGCCGGATTTATTCAAGGTGATGGTGCAATTAATAGATTAAGTTCTAAAGATCATAAAGGTCTTGAAATTTATATTGGAGAAAAAGATAAAGATGTTGGTGACTTATTGGGGTTTGATATAGGGACTCATTATTCTAGAGAGGCTCATTCAATTGCTACAAAATATAAATTACATCCCAGTACTTTACCATCTAGAAATTTACCTGAAATTATGGATACTGATTTTATTTCAGGTTTATATAGTGCAAACGGATGTATTATAAAAGGACACAGGATAGCTTTTAAATCCACTTGTGAAGAATTAATTTTCCAATTACAAGATCATTTGAAAGGAATTTATAATATCGATTCTTACATAACGATTAATAAACCTACTGAGGTTAAATTTTCAAATGGTTCTTACTTATGTAAAAAAAGTTACGATTTAAATATTTCAAAAAGAGAAGACATTACAAAATTTTCTGAAAATATTTCATTTGCACAAAAATATAAACAAGATGATTTGACCAATTTAATTTTATTAAAAGCACCTTATGTTTGTTCAGTTAAAAAATTAGGACAAGAGGAAGTTTTTGATTTTACTGAACCAAAAAATCATTGGGGTATTGTTGAAGGCGTTATTGTTCATAATTCAGAAATAATATTACGCCCAGAACAATTTTGTAACTTGTCGGAAGTGGTTGTGCGTTCGAATGACACTTTAAAATCATTATTGCGCAAAGTAGAACTTGCTACAATATTGGGTACGTTTCAAAGTACTTTAATAAACCTCCCTTACCTTAGAAAAGTTTGGACAAAAAACACTGAGGAAGAAAGATTACTTGGTGTAAGTCTTACCGGAATTATGGATAATAAAATGATGGTTGATAACTCTAGAGGTAATTTGGCATCATGTTTAAAAAGTTTAAAAGTTAAAGCTATTCAAACTAATGCATCTTTAGCTAAAGAATTAGGAATTCCACAAAGTGCAGCAATAAATTGCGTTAAACCCTCCGGTACGGTGAGTCAACTTGTGGACAGTGCTAGCGGTATTCACACGCGGCATGCACCTTATTATATACGTCGCGTAAGAGGCGATATTAAAGACCCTTTGACACAATTCTTAATTGATAAAGGTGTGGATCATGAACCCTGCGTGATGAAACCTAACAACACAGTTGTATTTTCATTTCCTAAAAAAGCACCTGAGGGAGCATTGATAAATATCACTGCGATTGAACATCTTGAACTTTGGTTGACTTACCAACGTGAATGGTGTGAGCATAAACCAAGTATTACGGTATCAGTTAAGGAAAATGAATGGCCGGAAGTAGGTGCGTGGGTTTGGAATCATTTTGATGAAGTTAGTGGCATATCATTCTTACCAGATGACGGGGGAAGTTATCGTCAAGCACCCTACGAAGAAATTGATAAAGTTAAATATGAAGAAATGTTTGCACGTTCAATTAAAGAAATTGATTGGTCACAAATGAAAGAAATTTCTGATACTACTGAAGGTACACAAACTTTGGCTTGTACTGGTGGGAGCTGCGAGATATGAAAACATTTAAAAGTACATTAACTGATCAAGAAATAGCGGCTGTTTATGGATCAACAGGTTGTGATGGTTATACTTTTTCACCTGAAGCATATAGAGCAATTGCAGATGCAGCTGCACATAAAGCAATTGAAAATTTTTTATATTTGATAAATCATCATAAAGGTGGTCAGTGTCAAGAAATTGGCGATATTTTTGATTTATTGAGAGATTTAGAATTAGAGATTAAAGAATGGACAATATAAATGGATAAACCCATTCTAATTTTTGACACAGAGTGTTATCGTAATTATTGGCTTATCAAATTTTATAACCCTGCTTTGCCGGGGGTTGCGGTTTGTAAATTTGAACTGCAAGATAGTAATCGATTGGATACAGAGGGTTTATATAACCTTCTGTCCAATCACACTGTCATAGGTTTTAACTCGATACATTATGACGTTCCAATGTTGACTTACGCCATGTCTGGTGCAACCTGTCACCAGTTAAAAGAAGCATCCGACATGATCATCAAAGGCGGTTTAAAATATTGGGAATTTTATCAATATTTTAATCTGGATAAACCAAATTATATAGATTCCATTGATATTAAAGAAGTTTTAAAGGGGGTCAACGTATCTTTGAAAACCTACGGTGGGCGTTTGCATTCTAAAAAATTGCAAGATTTGCCAATTCATCCCGATATAGTTTTAACGCATGAACAAATGATCGAAATTGATCATTACTGTACTAATGATCTAATTACAACGTACGACGCATATCTTGAATGCAAACCACAAATTGATCTACGCATCAAAATGTCTGAAGTATATGGGACTGATTTGCGATCAAAGAGCGATGCTCAAATTGCTGAAGCAATTATCAAAGCTCAATTAGGGTTTGTACCCGAACGACCTGTTTGGCATAATATGACATCATTTAAATATGTAGCACCTACTTTTATTAGCTTTCATGATAATAAGTATATGCAAGATATTCTTGATTTAGTTCAAGCAGCTACGTTTTACACATCAGATAAAGAACAAGGTGGGGAAACAACAGGTGTGATAATCCCTGATGAAATTAAAAATCTCATTGTCACAATTGGTACTACAAATTATAAAATGGGTATTGGTGGATTGCATTCGATGGAAGAATCCGTGCATTATATTGCAAACTCTACATTTAGTATTTGTGATGCTGATGTTACTAGTTATTATCCCTCTTTAATTTTGATTTGTGGAATGTATCCTAAACAATTAGGGGAACGATTCATTAGCATTTACAAAGAAATTTATGATGATAGATTGATTGCTAAAAAAGAAGGTAGAAAAGTAGAATCTGAATGCGGGAAAATTATTTTAAACGGTTTCTATGGAAAACTAGGTTCTAAATATTCTATTTTATACGCGCCTGATTTAATGTTGCAAGTTACTCTGACTGGGCAATTATCAATATTGATGTTGATTTGTATGTTAGAGAAAGCAGGAATAAAAGTAATGTCAGCAAACACTGATGGTGTTGTGATGTTGTGTCCGGCGAGTTATGAATTTATGCGCGACCAAATTATTAGCTATTGGGAAACGCGTACTGGTTTAGGAATGGAATATACAAATTACAAAGCAATTTACAATCGTGATGTTAATTCATATGTTGCAATCAAACCTGATGGCAGTCACAAATGTAAAGGGTTATTTGCAGAACCTGCTGTAGATAAAAATCCACAGAATCATATTTCAATTGTGGCGGCAATTGAGTATTTAAAAAATGGCACACCACTTTACGACACTATCATATCGTGTAAAGACATTAGAGAGTTCTTAATTGTGAGAAATGTTAAAGGGGGTGCAGTTCATGTTGGATATTCCCCTCTTCCAATACATGAAACAAAAGAACAATTGATTAGCGTGGCAGGGTTTATGCAAGTACCTATGATTCATCCTAAAGTTAGATACTTTAAAGGTACTGAAGCTAAAGAATATACTCTCGGGGCGGCCTACAAACTAGCATGTGAACAACTGCAAAAAGGTTATACCACTCCCGTATTAGGTAAAGTTGTTAGGTATTATTATACTGTTGGTGAGCTTGGTAATCTTGCATATGCAACGAATGGTAATAAGGTTCCTATGAGTGAGGGTGCGCGACCATTGATGGAATTGCCGGAAACTTTACCTAATGATATCAATTACGATAAATATGTGAAAATCGCAAAAGATATCTTGACATCGGTGTCAATTACTGTAGACTAGCCATATCGAAACAGTTTTAAGGAGAGCTAACATGATTATTTACTCAATGGCTGAAATAACAGGTACCGATAGACCATTAGCATACATTAGATTAACTGCTAATAATCGTAAAGATGCATGTATTCAAGCTAGAAAAATTGCAGAGATTTTGGGCTATGAAGCTTATGTTGTTCACTAAGGAGAGCTAACATGTTAAACGAAACCGGTATAGCACTTTTAAAAGACTTCCTGATTAACAACCATCATGACGGTCTTAATATTGTAAAAGATGACGATTATTTATCAATCTTTAAAGATGCTGTGGAGTTGAATTTAAATGATCACCATGTTGCATTTTTAAGATTGGAAGAAAATGAAATTTCTGAAGGTGGGTGCTATCTGTTTCATGTTCCTGCGCACGGTTATGAATAATTTAATATTTTATACACCTATAAATATTACTTCAGGTATTAAGGTCGTTGAGGACGAAGTATCTTGGCAAATTTGGGTAGTGTATCATTCATCAAATCAGTCTTATATAAAAGAATCTGTTCCGAAAACATGGCTTTCAAAAGAAGACGTAATTAAGCAGGCGCGCTGGTATGTTCAATATGAAAAGGATAAAGGTACAGGCAATGAATCTATTTAAACGCTTACTTGGTTGTAAAACAGATGTTGAAATACTTACTGAGATAAGAAATAATATTGCGTCAGGTAGGGCAGAAACATTAAGTGGGGCTTTTGAATTATGCGATTGGTCACGGTTAAATATCTATCGGGTTAATTTATTATCAGGGTGGAGTGTTGCTCATATCGAACCCTACGGATCAATCAGAAGAATGTTCATTAAATTAACCGGAATTGATAACCCATCAGACGCACAATTGAAACTGTATCGCGTACGTTGGTTAAACCATTTGATTAATTATTGTGAAAAAGAGGTTTCAAAATGAATAGATTAACTGTGCTGATAGGTGTATTAATTTTATTTTTCGTTGTTATGTTTCTAAATTGGGAACTTTATAAGTTAAATAAACAATACTCAGAATTACAAAAATAAATGATAAAACTTTATCTCAATTGAAATATACAGTGGGGGAATATCAAGATTTATCACAAAAATACATGGTACTTTATCAAAAACGTCAACTTGGTTCAAATTGCTGGACTAAGGCGACTTGGTTTGAATATGCTAAGAAATAGTTCTTGACATCCCTGTTAATAAGAGTAAAATGAATTCATCGACAAAGCAAACAGGGGAACAAAATGAGCATAGCTACCCAGTTAAAAACTACAAACACCGACACTTTTGAAATGTTTAAAAAAATGGTAAGTTTGTATGTTGATGCAATCATTGATAGAAAATCAGCAACTTCAATTTATATTTTTTCAGATGGAAGTAGTTTGAAAATTACTGACACTATTAATAACACTGTTAAAATTGAGGTGATATCATGAAAACCCCTTGGTATTATTCTAATTGTGTAAAGAAGTTAAAACCAACATGGATAGTTAGAGCTTTTCCTAAAGATTGGGAGTCTAAACAAAAATATTTTGAATATTCTGGAAGTTTCCGTAATTATAATTTAGAAAAAGAATTAGATTTATTTTTTAGTAAAGGTATTGTTTGTGATGTTCAATTTAGTAACGGGGCTGCAAACTTTCAATACATTTGCGAATAAGGGGCAATTATCATGAAAACCGAAATCATTTTATTAGCTAACAGCTATATGGAAATTTCTTCTTGGACTGACAGCAAAGGTTCTCACAGTAATATAAATCGAACTGTAGATTATTTAGATGTGGCTGGTGCCGATGCTGGCGATCTTGAGTTGATGAATAAGAAAATAAATGCTAAAATTAACAAATACGAAAGAATTCAACCACAATGAAAGGAAGGCGATCTATCTCCACGATACCTATCTTGCAATGGTTAAGTTTAGAGCGCTGAGGCGCTCTTTTTTATTTGGGCCAAGACTCTTCTAAGGTTTTGACGTCATTTGCGTGTCCGTCAGCGTCTTTTGCCAGCTGTCCATATTTTGCTTGGCAATCTCCGAATACGGAAAGAGCGGCATCTGCTGTCTTGCGGATGGCATCAATGGTAGCTGAGGGCAAGCTGTTGCGGATATTTGAGGTTGTGTTGCGCAAGCTGCTAGAAGTAGCGGCAACACTATCAGAAAGAATTTTGATTTGTTGATCACGTTTAGTTGCTGCATTTTGCGCCTCTTCAAGTTGTTTATTTAATTGTGCTTCTTTTGCTCTTGCAGATTGCTCAGCAACTAATTGTTTCGCTGTATATTCTGCAACGGCTTTATTGTAACCAATTGATTGCTCATGATTAAGAAACTTGTGAACACCAAAACCTATTGCGGCTAACAATGATACCGCCGCAACTATTTCAAGTATTAATTTGTATGGAGCTAATAAAGCTAGCATGGTTTATCCTTAATGTCTGGTAAAAGCATTTTTATTGAAGCAGACACAGCGCCTCCCAAACCTGCAGCTTGTCCCCAATCTAATCCAAATCCTAATTTTGATCCAGTTAGAGTCACTAAAAAACCTATGCCTTGCCAAGTGCTAGGTTCTCCTAGTCGATCAAGAAAGTATCTACAAACTTTAAGGAATTTTTCCATTATTTTGCACCATAATTCAAATTGTTCATTATGCGATTCATCCACCCTTTTCCAAATTTAGGCCAAATTTTAAGACCTGTTAAATATTGGATACGGTATGCATTAAATCTCATGATGACTTTAAGAGGGTCATTTTGACGTGAAGCTTTAATTGTTTCAGCGCCGATAATACCGTCAGCTTTAATGTTGCAAGATTGTTGCAACCATTTGACAGCTTCCCCACCATTGTAAATTGTGTCAAATACTTGGAAAGCTATACGTGGTTCAAGTTGGTCACACATTGCCACATCCCAATAAGATTTTTTAGCAATACCTTTGGCTAGAATTAAAGGTACATCTTTAATTTCACCTTTATAACCATTGGCGCGAGCAATATGCTCTGTAATTCCAAAACGAGTCGCCCCACCCGGATCATCAGGGTTGTTTGAGTAACCCCCTTCATTGATCATTAACTGATCAAAAGCATCATCAAAGTTTGCCATGTCTATCTTCCAAATCTCGTTCAATCATTTTATTGATCCTAGCTTGACGATAATTTACCACAATAACTATTGCGCAAGCAACACAACCTAGAAACATAGAAATTGCACCTAGCAAGTCATGGATTAAAGGTAAGTTTGTAAATATACTATTTATAAAACCAAGTACAAAAGTACCTACGCCAATCATCAATGAGCTTACTGATTCTTTAACATGATCTATCATTTAAGCTCTCCTTATTAAGGTGTTCGAATGGCGTTAATTCTACATGTGGCTGTCATAGTAGATACTGCAAAAATTGATATTGCATTTATACCATATACAACAGAACCGTTGCTATTCACAAATTGTGTAGGGGCAACCATTGCTTCGCTAGTTGCAGCTGCAAAAGTACCTGTTAAATTAGTGAATAGTGGATCGGCAGGTAAAGTATTTGTAGTTGTATTTATACCAACTTTAAAAAGGGATGATGTTGTGCTTGCAGCGGCATTAAATGCGCAACTTCCTGTTAATTCCCAATTTCCAGCAGTAGGTGTAATTGATGCAATCGTTAAAACTGAACTAGAACTTAATGATGTATTTGTACCAATGGCTGTAAATATTTCACCAATACTTCCAGCACTGACTGCCGCTGCAGAAGTTGATCCTAAAATACCAGTTGGATAATGAGGTGTTATTGCACCTGTCGTGGCGGTCAATGTTGTACCTGATATTGCAGCCGCAGCAGTACCTCCAATTGCGGGAGGTGATGCTAAATAAGTACTGAAACCAGTACCACTAACTGTTGAACTTGCTGCCAGAGTTGTAAATGATCCAGTGCTACCTGAAATAGGTGTGCTTGATATTGAGCTTGCCCATGCAGGAGAACCTGCAACAACAGTATAAATATTATTGGTTGATCCAATTGCTAATCGAGTAGGTGCTCCTGATGCTCCACCAATGATAGTATCCCCTAAAGTTGTCATTGGGTTTATTAATCCGCCAGATGACCATGTTGGGACTCCGCCAGCTAACGTTAATACATTAGTGTTACTTCCAACCGCTAAAAAAGTTGTTGTTCCCGATCCAGTTTGATAAGGTAATGAACCATTTGCACCACCAGCTATATTTGTAGTAGTTGTTGCAGTCGTAGCAGTTGCGGCATTTCCACCGATATTTAATGCCGTTGCTGTGCCTGTCAAATTAGTGGCAATTCCGCTCGCAGGTGTACCTAATGCGGGTGCTGTAAGAATTGGAGTATTTATGGTAGGGGATGTTTGAACTACAAACGTTGAACCTGTTCCTGTTTGCGCCCCAATACTTGTTGCATTTCCAACACTAGTAATTACACCTGTCAAATTGGCATTGATCGTTGCTGTGCCTGAAGTATTCCCAGTTCCACCCGAATCTTTAGGGATTGGTGTACTGGCACTAATAGTTGTAGCCACAACAGCGCCGTTCCATCCAGTCGATAATATTGATCCTGCGCTAGAGCCAGCCACACTAAAACCTATGCCGGGATTAGCCCAATATAAACCGGTTGTAGTAGCCCCTGTAAATCCATATGTAGGGGTTCCTACCGCCCCAGTCGCATTACGTATCCAACCGCTGGCGGTTAGATTGACCACTGGAAAGGTTTGAGATTGAGCACCTATACATATCAATAGTAATGATAAAAGTAGTTTTTTCATACTGGAACCCCTGAAGCAGTAACCCAAATTGCAGGTGAAACCTGTGTACACCATATAGGCAAACCTAATGTTGTATCAAAATAAGGTTGATAAAGAACTGGTAAAGCAGGTCTAGCAGCAGTAGTACCTCCTGAAGGGGGTAAAACAGCATTGACGGCATTTGCCAAATTACTAAAATTGGCATCCCCCTGTGCCCAGCTCAATGAAGATGATTGATTAGCTCTTAAACTTACCGTGACTGTCATACTGGATTCCCCTGCCCGTTATGCCACACAATGGAAGGTGTTATTTGATTACAATTAATTTGATAACCCAAAGTTGTATCATAATAAGGTTCTCCAATAATTGTAGGTATAGGTCTCTGTGAAGTGGTCCCTGAGTTTATTTGCATAAATTGATTTGCAGTTCCGGCAGTAAATAGATTTGCCACAAAGTCACCTACATACCAGTTTCTTGCAACAGTACCTTCTTGTGCCCTTACTATTGTTAAAATATCACCAGTTATATTAGTACAATGAATAATTTCCGTTATTGCCGCATTTAAAGCACTTGATAGTGTCAAAACTAATAATTGACCTGTTGTAGGTATAGGGAAAGCATTACCCGTCCCATTAGCAACAGTCATTACTAAATCTGTAAATAATACATCAGCGGCAAGAACCGTTTCAGTTTTATTAGAGAAAAGTAACTGTGTCATATTATCGCCCATGTGTCAGATGTTGCACCTGTAAATTTTATGGCAAGTACAGGAAAATTCAACACATAATAAAGTTGCCCAGTTTTAGTACCTGTCGGTGTCACTGCTGGATAAAAAGTAGTTCCATCAACTGATAAAGTTATTGTTGGTGTAGTGGTTGAATTAAATACAATAGTAGATATTGGTTTTAAATTATTCACACTGACAGTTGCACTTGATCCCGTTAATGTTCCTGATAATGGTGCCCCATAAGCTGTTGGATTTAAAGTTGTCATATTGTATACCCTGAAATAAATATAGAAACACCCGTGTTAGTAATTCCACTTGCTATCAATGAAAAATTAAACGTTTGTGTATTTGCAACATAAGTATCATTGAATGTTGCCACTAATGTACTGGGTGACACTGCGTACCAAGTCGCCACACTTTCACCAATTGAACTACCTGCATTATCAAGAACTGAAACACTTAAAGAACCCGTACCAGACAAAGGTGTCAAATCAAAAATACTATTAATGGCGACGGCGTTTAATGGAACTGCTGCAGCTGCGGATTGAGGGGTTGCTGCAACAGGTAATGACGTGGTTGTGCTTAAAATTAAATTTTTAGGTATATGCAATGTGCGATCTATTTGTCTACACGAATTAATATGACCACTACTATCAGTGGGTACTACAGCAATTAATGCCGTGTAAATATATCCTGAAGGTAAAAAACTTCCATTATAAAAGCCAGTACGATAAACCGAAGCATTAGTTGCAAATACGCTGGCGGTTGCTGTTGTAGGGTTATAGGCGGCATATATTGCTACAAAGTTATTGGTTGGAGGACTACCATTATCCATACCTCCCGCACCAACAGTGGATAAGTTTAAAGTTTTACTGAAATTAGTCAACTTTATTGATTGAGCACCTGTTGAATTTATTAAAATTATTTCATCTGCAGTTATGGTTGTAGAAAATGACGGTGTTGTTACAAGTAAATTTAAATTTCTAATGTCCCCAACTATTCCAGACGCACCACTAGATATTGATGGATTTGACATTACCCATGCATTATATGTTGCACTCCAATTCAATTGAATTGGATAACCTGCGCTAGGTATATCACCAACAATAAGCAATTGATTTCCACCCCTTACGATATTTTTAACACCTGTTACTGTACTACCCATTGTCAAATTAAGTGTTACTGTACCAGAAGTATTTGCACCAGACGCAGTTATAGTTAATGGCATCCCATCTTGAGGAGTGGTTAAATTAGAAGTTATTGTGGCAGTTAATGCATTTACTGTTCCAGCAGCAACACTAAATTCATAAATACCTTCTTGAAATTGATCTGGTTGAATGAATACTGCTTGCGTTCCTGCTGTAGGATAACAACTCACAAAATCACCAGCCAACCAAGAAATTGCAGTTGTATTTTCTTTTCCACGTTGAATCGTGCACACATCACCAGTTACATCTGTCACCCATAAAATTTCATTTACAGATGCAGTTGCAGCATCAACAAGTGTCATAATGAAATATTGTCCTGCAGTTGGATGCGGAAATGCCGCCCCTGTACCCGGAAATAAAGTAAGGGTTGTTACACTATTATTTATCGGTGCAGCTAAAGTAGTAGCTTCGTTATTGCCAAAAATTAAAATCATTATGTGACCACCGTGAAATTATATTGAAACGGTAATTGTAAAATTTCTGATGTTATTGCTTCTTGTAAAATTGTAGCAATGGTTGACGGATTTATAGTTATGGTGATATTGTTTCCACTTGAATAAATAACACTTATATCGTTTGTATCTGAAGGATATAGAGGGGTTCCGTTCACTCCATTTAAAAATCTATAAATTCGATTTTTTAACCAACGAACATTGAATTGAAAACCATCACCTTTGTACAAATTCCAAGTTAAAACACGTTTAAAAATATCATCATTAACTAATGACGTAACATTACCACTAAGTATTAACGCTTCATTATAAGGTATTTTGTTATATACCACACTATTATAAACCCCACCTCCAAGAATAACCCCGCTGGTTGTTAAATAAGGGCGACTGAATCCGTACAGATTTAAAGCTACCCAATCTAATAAAATGCCAGTTATATTATTTGATGTCCATACAGGTAGATTTAAATTTATTAAATAATCTAAAGAATTTTGCGCAGAATTGTTATATGCTAAAAAAAATGATTCTACATTATTATCAGGTTGGTATTCTTGATATAAATATGAGGGTAAAATTTCAGTTATGGGATTAACTGCCCATGCAGGTATGTTCGGTTCAACACCTTCGAAAAAATAACCCTCATCAATATATCCGGGAGCAATATAGAATATTGAATCGTCCATCATTAACCTTGAATAATAAACACATTAGCTGTAGTGGTATTGAAATAGGATTCTGGATCACCAAATATCGTCCCTGTATTTACAACGGGCGCTGTAACTATTCCATTTATACTCACAGAGAAAATCATTTTTGAAATTAATTGTATTTGTAACAATCCACTTATTGAAGCCAAAAACGCCGCTTGCATATCGAAAATATTTATAGGTTGTCCAACAGGTATTTGATTAATGTAAGCGGTTATCGCCGGAGCACCTACCTGGGCGATAGCTGTATCAGATACAAAATTAGTCGCAATGGTGTTCCATGTCAAATCTATAATTACTGATTGTTGAGGTGGATTAACAAAAGTTATACTGTATGTGTCAGGGTAATCATTTAGAGATACTGTTATATTACGTAAATTTGGTGTAATAATTGCACTACTTGCTGTATATGTACCACTTGTCACACTATCAAATCCTGTATAACCGGTTTGCGTTGCTGCACCTGGATTGCTTACTAATGGATATGTAAAGGTATTTGTACCGGTGCGTGTAAATGTAAATGCCCCACTATATGCTGCAGGTAATGCATTATAAATATGACCTGCGCTGGTTCCGACTGGTAAATTATGAGGTTGGGTAGTTGTTACAGTAACTACACTTGCTGACCATACTAAACTTGTTATTGCTACATTTAAACTGAACGTGGTTTCGCTTAATACAATTACAGTGTAAGGAATAGCGTTCAAACCTGACATCCCTAATGCACCAGCAAAAGTTATTATTTGCCCTGTCGAATAACCGTGGTTTAAATTTGTTGTAACAACGGCAGGATAAGCATTAGTAATTGCTGTTGCAATAAGAGTTGAACCGACTATATTAAATATATCTGGAATACCTGTCAAAATTGCATTAGCTACAGCATAAGGATCACCGCCTCCTACAATAATTTCCCATTGCGTACCAGAGGCTCGCACTGATACTAAATTAGATTGCACACCAACAATTTTTTCTAATTGCGTTTTCAAAAATTGAGGAACTCCTTGCGCTGTAGCTTGTCCTGCCTGTATGACTTGTGATCTATAATCTTCTATTGTTTGAGAAGGTTCGCCGGGAATACCTGTAACCAAATTGATACACGAAATAGTTATTGAAGGTGGAACAGAACTTATAATTTGAATAACTGTTCCTATAGGTACTGCAAAGCTTCCGGGGGTAGTTGATATACAGAATAAAGGGGTACTTTGACCCGAAGTTTGAATTACACCGCCATCTTGAACTACATACTGATTAGTTCCGTCTGATACAATTACACCGGGATTTATTACGAAACCTAAGTTAGAACTGATAAAAGTGACAAAAACTGAAGTGTTAGCGCCTATGCCTTGTTGAACCCCATAAACTTGCCCCAACTGATAAAGCAAAAACCCATTTGCTGTTAATGGACTGATTGAATTTATTAAGTCGGATGTAGCTTGATCTATAACGACTAAAGCTCCCGTTGCAGTACTTGCCATATCTTCAATAAGGGAACCCGGCAAATCGGTTGTGACACCTGGTGCCAATAGCAATGCAGCAGCTACTTCTTCAGCTAGAAGCGTTGTCGGCGGTATAGGAATGGCTCCTTGGTTCGTAATTGTAGGCATTACTAACTCGCTATCTGTTGAATGACAGTACCATTTAAAAATGTCGCTGTCACATTATATGTTGGATTTGCAGCAGCTTGATTTCTAACTATAGTCAAATTTGCAAAATATTGTGAATATTGAGATTGTGTTCTATTTATAGCTGCATCTGGCGCAATTTGTGTCATAACGGATTGTTCGCCGGGTATTCCATAGTTACCATAAATTGGCGATTCATTTTGTGATAATCTTAAGGTTTGGATAAGTGTAGCTAAATAAATATAGTTTGGGTCAGTAATTTGTACCCATTGACCTAACGCATTCTTCCCATAGCTTCGCATTAAACTACCCCTAACGTATTTGATCCACCTGTTGTCACACCTGAATGTACATGCGCCAGATAAGGGGTTCCGTTAATTATTAAAGTCCCAGTAATGGTCACATTACCACCACTAATTACTATCGATGCCCCATTGTGATTCACTGAAATTTGATCCTCTGATATTATAACCGTGCTTGCCCCGTCTGTCGTCTGAATTACACCACCATTGGGAGCTATCAGAACTACTGCATTAGGGTCAATTGCCTCCCAATTGACATTGCCTATAGGTAAAAATACAAGACCCCCAAGATTTGTTGGGTTAGATAATGGTGCAAGACCTAATCCAAGACCTGTGTTCCCTCCCAGACGTGCATTAGAAGACACACACACACCTTTGTCACCTATTTGCAATGGTAGTCTTAAATACTGACTTCCTACAGTAGTACATGTCACAGGTGGGGGCGTTAATTTACCATTATTAATATCAAATTTCACCGTGACAATTGCACCATTAATTGCTGTAATAGTGCAAGGTAATCCCTGTCCTTGACCCTGTAACTTATCGTCAATGGAATCTTGTACAAACCCCTGTATAGACAGGGCGAATGGTGTTTTTAATGAATTTGAAATTTTTACACCCCTTTTATAATTATGGCATATCAGGCCACCAACGATTACCTTTGGAAATATTTTGCTTGGCTGTTAAAATTTGTAAATTACCTTCCCAATGAAGTCCGCAAACTAATTTTGATTTTAAAGGTACAATATGATCAACATGATGCCATTCACCCAATAACATATTTAAACCTTGTGCAGTTTCATAAAACTCTTGAATCTTATGTTCATTTGCCCATTTGGGAATAGCTTGTAATTTTCTAGCTAAATATCTCTTTTTAAAAAATGGTTGTTTGCTAGGATTTTCACTCCTATATTTTTTTATTTGTATTTTATATTTTTCTGGATTCTTGGCATATTTAATTGCACTTTTTAATGATTGTGATTCTTTATTTTTATCTCGATATATTTTACTGATCATTAAAGCTTTTTCTCTATTTGTAATTCTCCATTTTTTATTAACTAAAAGTATAGTGTCTTTATTTTTTAAATATTTATTTGCATTTTTAATTTTTACACAAGATACGCAATACGAACATAACCCATCTTTCTTTTGATTATCTTTTTTAAAAGGCATCAAAAAATGATATTTTTACACGACATACATAATTTAAGGCTATTACTCATTTGGTTGTATAGCCCCCGGTATAATGCAATCAACAGTCGTACACCACGCATCAGCAGAAGGTTGTCTACTACTTCCCACATGGTGTATTTTAGTTATTAAAAACTTACCGTCAAAAGATACTAAATTGCGTAATTGCCCAAAAGCTGTTGCAGTATTTGTTGTTGGCGCACCAGTTGGGAAAGTTATAAAGTCACCAATATTTAAATCTGCACGCATGACTAATTTGGCTTGAATTGTTGAAATATTAATCCATGTTAAATTACCTATTAAATCAGTAAATTTTACCATTTTTGTTTTTTGTGCAGGAATCGTATTATCAATCAAATTAAACCCACCTAACATCACATTGATACTTGCACCTAAATATGTAGGGTCAGGGTTAATTTGCTTACTGACAGAATTAACCATCTGAGCAAACGTTTTCATGTTCACATATTGGCCGGGTTGTGTCTCAGTGTAAATCAAATCAGGGCTGAACGATCCTAATATGGGTAATGTCGGATAAGCTATCCCTAGAGTTGTTCTAACTGCAGATTCTAACGTCGTCCCTTTAATCCAATTAAATGATAAATTTACATCTTCAGAAGGGTTAATATTCGATGGCATTATAAGTAAATTTAAACTGACTTGATTACCTTGCCAATTGCCAAACGATTGAAAAATTATTCCATTAATTATCTGACCATAAACAGGCTGTGCATTTGCAAAAGGTAATCCCTGTGACATACCTATTTCAATGGTTATTTGTGCATTGTTCCAATTAGCTGATTGATTTAAATCTTTAAAATCCACACCGTGAATAATCACACTGGCCATTTGTGAAGGTTGATGAAATAGTGTTTGGAAAATGTCCAAATCAACTTGCAAAGCCGACCCATTGACCAACCCTGTAGGGGTCAATGTTGTATAAGTGAGCGCTGGAAAATCCTTAGATTTTGCGCTAGGAGTTATACTAATTTTATAGTAACGCATTACGGACTCACTTCAAAATTACCAGTGATTGCCCGATAAATTAACGTTGACGTTTTAAAATATCCAAATATCAAATTTATATCAAAATCTGGTGGGGAACCGATTATTGGTTGATAAAGAATTACATTTCGTGACGTATCATAAATTGTTATGTAATACCGCTGAGAATAAATATTGTATGTGCAAACAGCAACATAAGTTATACCATCCAACGTAGGTTGAAAAGTAAAATTTTGATTTGGTTGCGGATTAAAAAAAGTTAAAGTTGTCATGGTTGCTGGTTCCATGATGTGGGCGTAGGTAGTCCAGCCTCTACTTTACCTGCAAAAGTTCCTAAAACTTGACTGGCACCACTTTCAGTAATTAAAGGTTGTTCAAAATCCCACTGATAACTAAATTGAACTTGCTTATCACTCGGTGAACTGGTATCCCGTATTTGACGTAGCAACAAATCAGTATAGGTGTAAGCGGGAGTTACCACAGTGAAAGTACCACCCATTAGTACGTGAGTTTGTAATTGAGTTTTGAGTGCTGTTAAAATGGATGTTTTAGCAAAATAATTTCTACCAGGTTCGTTTTGAATTGGACAAATCATAACCATGGATATTTTAAGGGGCATTTGAATTACTGCATTTGCCGCCATAACTAAACTGGCAAAAGGATATTCTGCAATTTGCCAGTCTGCTAAAGTACTGTTTGGTAAATTCTTAAAAATGGCAAAATAATCACTATATGTAAATCCACCAGTACCACCCGGCTCAGTCAAATCTGTAATTGCCATCACCCCATCAGGCAACCCTTGAGCAATCCCATCTTGTAAAAGAATTGGGGATATCTCATTTTGTAATTGAAAAGTGGATATACCGGCCATTATCTTAACCCGTTTGATGTAACTACTAAATCGGAACCTGCCGCATTATTAACCACAACATCAAATTTGTGCATATAATTTTGAGTTTCTTTTGGCATGCTGTATTTTCTACCCGATACATATTTATCCATATTACCTTCCCCCCAATTATAAGCCCCCATAGCCTTTTCAATATCACCATTATATCTTTTAAGTAATCCTTTTATTTTTTTGGCGGCGGCTTCAGCTGAATCATGAAAATCATAGGGGTTTTTTAATCCATATTCTTTTGCTGTAGCTGGCATAAATTGAAAATGCCCCATGGCACCCACAGGAGAATTCATGTTTTTACCACGACCCGACTCCACCTGCCAAGTTTTATCTAAAATTCCAGCAGGTAATTTATTTTTAGCTTCTAAATTTGCTAAAAATTGTTGAGCATCACCTGTCGGTTTAGATATTGATGATGCTCCAATTGGCGGAGCTGTTCCAATAGGTATAAATCCCCCAATAGAACCCCCATGTTCTTGTGTTGCAGGAGTCCCTTTCGGTTCATTTGGATTTAACCAACTTCTTACAGTATCAGCGACAGGGGAATTCGTAATTGCACTAAACGGGTTAAGTGCATCTTTTAAAGTTTTTGCAGCTCCACCAGCAAAACCTTTACCTGAAAAGAAATTAACAACCGACATTATTGTAGAAGATATTACTTTAATAGCTCCAAAAAAATCTGCCAAATCTTGCCTTGCTTCAGGGCTACCTAAATATTTTGTAAAATTTTCGATCGCTTCTTTAACTTGTTTGCTACCAATAAAGTCAGTAATTGCAGTAGTTACCGCCGCCGATAAAGCAGTTAGTTGTGGAGTCAATGGAGTCAAAGCCTTAATGAATCCTGTTTCAAGCTGTTCACCTGAACGTTTAATTTGAATCCAGAAATTAGTCATTGCCTCGCTATCAGCCTCGGAAACTGACAACAGGTCAATATCTTTACGAAATGAATTGGCAACATTATTGAGTTGTTCCGTTGTGGCTTGAGCACCCCTACGCAAGTCTTCTATTGAAAACACTTGGGTTAAACCTAAAGCGTCTGCCGTTTGTGTTTTTTGCCCAGTCGCTTTAAATTGTGCAACTGCATTTTTAAATAATTCTGGAAGTTGTTGGGCTGCGTTCTGCCCTTCTTTACCACCCAATCTAGTTAAGATTTGATTGCGTTCCAAATCATTTTGCATGTCTGCAATTTTAGACAATGTGGATGAAGGATCGCCTATAAATTTACCGTAATTAGTACTGGCTGAGCGCAATTCCCCTGTGGTCACACCTATACCGCGCGCTTGTTTAGAGGTACCACTTGCAGCTGCCGCCAATGCACCCAATCCAAATCCACTGGCAAGACCGCTGAGCGTAACCCATTTAGCGACAGACAATGCTGTAGATGCAAAATTGATTGCAATTTCACCGCTTGTTTTAGCTACGTTCTTAAGTTTTTGATGACCGTCATCAAATGATTTGATAAGGTCTTTATTAGTTTTTAAAACATTTTTAAAAGCTTTATCTGCATCATTGCCAGCCTTACCGATAGCTGCACCACTTGCAGCCCAACTTTTCGGAACATCTTTTACGGACTGTTTATATTTTTCAAATGCAGCGGCAAACGCTTTAAATTTAGCGTCATTTACATCAATCTCAAGGATGGATTTCGCCATTTATAAACCTCTGCTTTGAGTTGCTTTTAATAAATGGCGTTGGCGATATTCTTGAACTTCAATTGCTTTACCATCAAGAGATTCCATAAAAATTGGAAACCCTGAAGTACTTAAATAATCTAAGCAATAATGGAGGATACTGGAACCATCGCGCCAGTAGATTCTACTTTGGTCAATGTCGGCAAAGAATTCTTGAACGCCGTAGAATCCAATGATAAAAGTTCCCAATTTCTTAACGATCCCGCCATCTGAAGAAAGGATATCCGAAGGTCTTTCGGAGCCACTTTGGATATTGCAGTAAAAAAAATTACACCCGACAGAATCTCTGCCTCTTCATCTTCATCAATCATTTCTCGTTTGATAGCACTATCAAGAGGTATTGTTTCCCATCCCCGATCACCAGCTATCATCACATTGGTAAGTCTGATAATTTCATTAACTAAACCCTTCTTCACTTCATCCCATGATCCTGATTTTTTTGCCAAAGCTTTTAAAGCAGGGTATGCAATTTGTGGAGCCGTTAATGCCATGTGAGTTTCATTACCACCATCAAAACATTGATTGAAAACCTTACCTAATTCAAGATAAAATTGTTCAAACACATCACGAGAAATTGGAACGGAATGTGCATAAACAGTTCCGTGTTTCTCGGTTTGAATTGGTATAACCAAATTAAGATGACGATCAATTTTCATGAGCTAAAGAATGCATCTGAGTTAATACGATAAACACCTTTGAGTTTAATTACTAAACCCTCTTGGGTACCATTATATAATTGTTCCTGCATTGATTCCAATACTACTGTATCTAATTGATAAGGACTCAAAGTTATTGTATCAGGTATGACATTTACGGAACCCATTGTAGTGCTGGTTTCAATTTGTTGTTTATAAGCCTCTGCAAGAAATTGAGACTTAACTAAATGCATTGTAACCATTGCAAAAATGTAAGGTGCCGGACTTGTCACAGCGCCGGTCATTGTACCTAATAGCAAAGATGTTTCACCTTCCCATGCAATGGAAATACCTTCTTTACTCAAAAATGGGCTAGTTACATTTAATTCTGGAAAATCAGCAAAAACTACAGAGGCCAACAAACGATTAATGCTGCCCTGCTCGATTCTGGGGTTGCTCATTTAAGTACCTCTTATCTAGGAATATTACTTGCTGTTAAGAATATAGTAATTGAATCAAATCCGCGCGCAGGAACAAAAGTGCAACTTAATCCGTTATATGCACCCACCGCATAATCACTTGGATTTTGTGCTACATAAGTTGCAAAAGGTACAGCGTTCACAGTGGCACCAGCTAGAACAAGACCAAAAGAAATAGAATTGTTTATCACGGCCTGTGCTACTTTTTGCAAAGTGTTAATGCCTGCTTGATTATAATAAAGAGGATTTTGTGGAGTATTGGAACCGTTGATGATTGCAGCAGCTAACGCAACAGTTTCATGCTCATTAACCCAGTCAACAGCATACCAAAAGCTGAATGGATTCAAATCCATGTATTTACCGTTTTGAACTAATGTATTGCTTATCTGACCTTGCGCACCCGTGTCAATCCAATTAACACCTGCAGCTGTCAATGTGACTTTATTTGCAGTAGTCAATGCTGTATTTGCAGTAACCCCAAAGACAAACTGATATTCTAAAGGTGTCATCATATTTGATGCATTTGGATTTCTAGCTAAAGCCGCTTGGAATAATGCAGCTGCACTAAACTCATTTGATGGCAAAGTAGGGTTAGGTTCAGTCGCAATAACTGATTTCAAACCTAACCAAGCAGTATATGTCGAAATTGTTGTGGTTACATAGAAATAAATCTGTGCAGTAAGACCGTTCTGAGCATGCGCCATCGTTACTGCGGTAGACTCAGTGTCCCATTCCTTAGGTAACAAATATGCATAGAAACGCAATGTTGGCGCTGTAAAATAAGCAGTTAATGCGGTTACGCCTTGCGCGGTAGTACCAACGCCAAGTTCCAAGACATAAACCGATTGTGTAGTTCCGTTAGCAAAGAACGTAGTAACTTGTGCAGAAAGTTCGGCCACATCGGCCAAAGTAAATACACCCAACGCTGTTTCAACACCCGGGTTAGAAACTAAAGGGTAAGTAAAAGTACTAGTACCTGTAGAGGTAATTGCAAACGTCCCATTATACCCAGTGGGTGTTACGCCTGAAATAGTACCTTGAACAGTGTCACCACTAGGAACTCCATGTGGTGTTGTTGTAGTTACTGTCACTACTGAACCTGACCACACGATACTTGTAATAGCTACAGAACCAGTTAATATTGCAGTTAAATCCGATACTTGTGTAAGTAATGAATAAGTACCCGCAGTAAGAGTTGTTGCCCCTTGAGACACAATAGCGCCCGTTTGCTGCAACCGTATTGGCGCGGGTGCTACTTCTTCGGTAACATTTACCGTGACAATATTAACAGCCATGACGCCCCCTTAATTAATCAAAAGTAACCGCAACAGTGGAACCTGTTCCCGGAACAACTACAATTCCAACTGAACAAGGCCAATCGCAAGAGGATGGCGCTACGGTTACTGTAGTTGGAATAGCTACAAATTGATTAGTTGATGCAGCGGCACCAGTAGTTAAGCAATCATTAATTGAACCTGCCGTAGAACCACCCACAACAACGCTATATTTTACCAATTTTCCAGCAGCAGCCTTTACTACAGTAGCAGTGGTTATATTTAAAGTAGAACTCAATGCCCCACCAGTCAACAAAGCGCCACTGGAATCTACTTTTAACGAGGCTGCCCCCGCCGAAGGATTTAACGCTGGGGTAACTGCACCAACCGTTTTTAAATTACCAGTCGAATCAAGATTTAAAGGCTTGCTAACACCAGTTGGACTTACGGCTGGTTGAAAGGGATTAATTTGTGGCATGGTTACAACTCCTCAGGATTTAAAGTAATAATTGCTGACAAAATCAACTTCTTGGCTATATTTAAAATATTCTTTTGAAAGTAACTAATTTCAAAAGTGATTGTTTTCTTCTGCGCGATAATATTTAATTCTTTTTGAAGTACATGCTCGTCTTGAATTATGGGCATGTTCATCAATCCAAAATTATCCGTATTCCGGCTATAATCCAGCACATAATCAACGAATTCTAAAGCTTGTGCATTTCGCACACCAAACATTGATATCTTAACAGTATCCGAGGTTAATTGGTAGTGGGAACTATCAATATATATCAATGGGGCGGATGCCAGCGCACGCGTGGAACGGGGGTCAATATTCACAGTTGCGTACGGAAGCACTTCATTTTGTTGACTTAAGAAACTTGGCATCATTGGAAAGAATTGATTCAGACTTAGCCACAGGGGTAAGCTATTAGATACGATAACATTATCAATATCGATTTGATCTGCACTATCAATGATTTGAGACGCCATAATACTGTACACAGCATCACCATGATAATGATAGACCATTGCCTGCTTATAAAAATTGTGGTTATTATTGAAAGCAAATCTAACTTCATCAAAAGTTGCGATATACATTAAATTGGGATTAACGGCGTTAAAGTCCTGAATTTGCTCTTGTGTTGTAAAAGTTACGCGATTGCGCGCGGCTACTTGATCATCTAATTGAATATTTTCCGAGGCATAATGCAATGATCCTTTAGCTTGAATTAATTTGGCAGGTAATGCACTATCACCAGCACTTCCAAATTCTAAAGCATTGTATTGCGAAGCGCCAAATAGGGCTGAATCCGTCACAAGGTTTGCATTCACCCAGAAAATGAAGCCATCAAGAGGTAAAATTAATTTTACATATAAAGTAAAGTTGACAATTTGATTTAAGGAAAGCGTAGAAAGACCTGCACCTAATTCAGCACTAAGTTGATTCTTACCGCCAGAAGCTTCTTCTATACTCATTCAATCCACGCTTTAAAAGAATTCTCATAGACACCAGTATCAATAAATGAAGGTCGTGCAGTTTTAGATTTACCTTTAGAAAATCTAGATGCTCTACGATCAATAGAAGCTTGAGTGGGAACACCAGCCACCCCCATCACTTCCATAGCTCCTTGTTCCAAAAATTCAAATTTAAATGCTTTTTCAATCTGCGATTCAGCCGGTGCGAAGATATTGTCTGGAACGGGATCGCCATTTAGGATATTTTCTAATGCATCTGTTGTGGATTTTTCAAGAGCATTGACAATTACATCCATGTATAAATCTGCAAAAGTCTGCATAACATGATATTTGTCTTCTAAAATTTGGGCGACTTCAACCGTACTTATGGAGCCTTTTCCTGCATAAGTTTGTTCGATGACGCCTAAATGTAGAATGGTCATTTTAGCTAAGTCCCCACAATGTGCCAAATGATTGCGCTATCTCAAGATAACGACGACCGTAAGGAGTCTTCATTCTCTGAATGTCAGATAAAGTCAACGTCTTCATATAGTCTTGTTGCAACAAACTTTCGGAAGTTGTTTCATCTGCGCTTGCTGAAATCAACCCCGGAACAAAATCATTAATAGTAAATGACTTACGCAACTTAGCAAAATAGTCCTGCCCCGGTTGATCCTGTGCAAAATTGATTAGAAAGTCAGTTGCCAGATTATAGACCGCAATCTCATATAGCCCATCACCAGTATAACCAAGTCTAGTGTTAGGGGAACCATTGGCAATTTTAAGAAGTGGATTTACTGTTGCTTCAGATATTGCCAATGTCATCAAAATTGAAGGAGAATTGGACGGTAACGCATATGTAGGTATCTGCACATAATTCGTGAGAAATGCTTGGTACCCTGCAAGAGTTACCATCACTGTTGACATTTTTAGTCCTTAGTTACTTTAATCTTTTGATTCAACATTTTACGTTTTGTTGTATGTTCTTCAGGTATTTCAGCTACTTCTAACTCAATTGATTTTTGCTTTCCTAACCCGCGCGTATGTGACAATGTTTCATCCAATGATGCATTTGTTGCTACTGCAGCTATCTGACGCAAATTGTAACCTTCTTCGAGCAATATATCATTATTCTTTTCAATAGCTAAATTCATTGCATTAACAGTTACAGGTTTGTCAATGGAATAAAGAACACCTGAAAATTTATCGATTTTGTGAACTTGTGATGCTTCAACTAATCCATAAGGTGCATGTTGGCTGATAACGGCATCAACTTCTTCTTTTTGTGCATTATTTAAAACTTGTTGTTGGGTTCCTGCCGAAATAATTACTCTACGCAATTGATCATTACCGGGTAATCTGAAAGTGAATTCGTTATGTTTATTAGATGTGTTTGCGATGAATAAGGATGACATAATTGTTTCTCCAATAGAAATTAAAAAGCCTCCTTATCAATAAGGAGGCTTTTATTATACTATCGATTAATACGTTGCTGATACAATTGTTAAACTTTCTGGACGAACTGACCAACCTGAAGTAATACGTAATTCACTTAACACATCCGTACCACCACCAGCGATAGGGCTGATAATTTCGCGCGGTGCAGCCATATCACAATATTGCAAATTGCAAGCATTGAGACCCGGTGTAAGTTTTGCAAACTCATTGGTATTGATACGTCCACCTTCTGGTTTTTTGATTTCTGGCAAAGTAAAGATGATCGCATCAGTACCGCCAGCACCTTTACCGAGCAAAGTATCATCACAAGAAAACTCGATATCGATACCTTGACCAGCTAGAACCAATTTAACCATATCACCAGTAGTTGCAACACCTGCGCCAGCACGTTGAAACTGTGTCAACTGAACAACACCTTGCAAGAACCAAGCAGTGAATACACGTTGTGGCATCAACACATTGATACGTGAGCGCTGACCGACTTGCATTGTACGAGTTTGCAGCGATCCAACAACACCTAAAATAAACAAGGCCATCTGACCATTGTCATAAGTACTGATTGTTGTATTACCATTAGAATCTGCCGGTAATGTAGTGGCTGTTGCACCAACAGTATTCATCAATCCTTCACCTTGCAATGGATTGAAACCGTAGAGCAATGCATTACGCATTTGTTGGAAGAAAGCTTGACGAGCACCTAAACGATAAGCTTCAGGGAGAGCAACACCCCATTGGCCGGCTGCATTTGTATCGTGATGATCATAATCAACACGGTGACGTATCAGATACGTTGGTGTGGAGATTTGTTCAGCAGTTATACTGACAGATGGTAATGAGTTGTAATTGCTATTTCCCGCCGCCGTTTTAGTGCGAATATCTAAAGCTTTGATATAAACAGCCAGATCACCTTCACCCAATTTAACAGTGGGATCACGGTCAGCTAACAAGTCAAATGCACCAGAAGCTTGCTGATAGGGCAAAAGAATTTCTGGTACAAATAACGACGGATGAATCTGGACAAATGCTGGTGCGGTAAAAGACATTTAATTCCCCTTGATTAAAGTTTGACCAAGGCGCATGATCCGCCCTTATTCCACGTTGTGAAACCAGTTAGAGCATTATAAACAACTGTCATGCTATTACCGACCTGTATATCTAAAATATCTACTGCCAGAGCACCAACACCTTGATTTAATACGATTGTACCTGTGATTGTAGTAATCACACCTGCGCCTGATACAGGAACTTGAATACTAAAGTGTTGATTATCAGTAAATGCAGTAACCGCAAAGTTACCATTTACCAAAGTATTTCCACCCGTACCAGCATTTACAGCACCGCTAATGTTAATTCTGTCACCAACCGCACCAACGTTACTTGCAGCAGCAGTTACGATTGCAATCGTAGCAACTGTTCCGACTGTTGTTGCAGTCATTGAAGTAACTGAAATGGTTGGCGTAGCTGCATCGTAAGCCACGATTTGTTGATTATTGAAATCCCACGATACTTGCTGAGTAATCAAACCACCAGACAAACTTATTAAGGAAGGATCAATTGCCAGAGGTACGCGAATACCAGAACCAAGACGATAGAAAGATACTGTCTGACCTGGTGCAGCTGTAGGAACTGGTGATTGTGGAGTATTGACCCAACTAGTAGCTTGATCAAACACTGAGAATCCAGTAATGTTAGCAACAAGTGTTGCATAACTAATGTTTGGTCCAAGAACCGCGCTTTGATTAATTAATTCTTGGATCGCAACACCACCAAACATAGGTAGGGTTTGACCTGCTGAATAATTACCACCAGCTAATTCATTACGAATTGCCGGATCGCTCATTGTCATACCCTGAATATAACCATCGGACTGAACGCCAAACGAACCTGATTGAGTGGTAGTTGTGAATGGATTAAAAGAGATCGCCATTATTTAGCCCCTGTATTTAATTGAGTTACTTTGAAAGCGTCGGCCTTAAAATTATCCATCCAAGAACTGATAGAACCTTTGAAAGTACTAATCTGATGACCTGCCGGACTACGTGATTTAACTTCACGTAATGTTTCACCTTGTACGAGTACAGGGTTATTTGCAGCATCATACGCATCTTGATAAATTTGTTTCTCAGCAATTGCGAATAAGGAATCATCTGCAATCTTACTGATGTCGATATCTTTATAAGCAGCGCTATGTGCTTTGAATTTATTTGCAAGACGTTTGCGATAACCTATAACAGTTTCGCCGTTTTGAGGACGGGATGCAGAATTTCCAAAGGCACTTGCAACACTGTCAGCTTTAGCTTGAGCATCTGCCATTGCTTCCATATCTTCATCTGCCATTGCTTTAGGCATCATAGCCTCTACTGAATCAATACGTTTTTTAATTTCTTCGGCATCTGCTTTAGCTTTCGCCTTAGATTCTTCGTCTTCAGCATCGGCTTTAGCTTTATCTTCTTCCTCAGCATCGGCCTTTTTATCAGCAACGACTGCTTCAGGCTCACCTTTACCAGCTTCGGCCATAGCATCAACTTTTTTAGTTAATGAATCAACAGCAGACATCATTGCATCAAATTTCTTTTGGAATGCATCTTTTTCGTCTGCATCCGCTTTGGCTTTAACATCTTCTTCGTTCATTTTTACCACTCCTAAAGTGACGCTATCGGAAACTACACCTGTTGGATTGCCGCCTTTATCCCATACGCCTTGAACACAAATTGCAACATGGTCTAAAAGACTCGGACAACCTTCAATTAATAAATCTGTACCATCTTCCAAACGAATTGTATCATTACCATCTTGTTTTGTGAACACAACTGTGGGTGAAGTTGATAAAATATTTTCGGTCATTGCTTGGGCGGCTGTTTCATCGAAGATTTTAGCAATCCCCCAAACTTCAGCAACGTCTTCTTTAAGGTAAGGAATGAAGATAGAACCGATATTACGATCTGCATATTCATCACTATTCAACGTACCTTTCTCAGGATGTTCCCAAATAACGGGCAATCCGTTGCAACGAGCCAAAAATTCAGAATTCATGTAATGTTCAGGTGGGCGATGTACAAATTCATCCCCTCTTGAACGATAAGCTGTTCCAGTACCAGTAATTCGAATATTGAACAACCACATATTCGCAAACTTTTGAGGGCTTGTTAGTGACCCATCTTGTATCCTGCGCGCGACTTCTAATTCATTGCGCGGCATATACAATGCTGATTTAAACTTAATACTGTCTAAAAATTTGTCTAAATTTGGATGTAATGGTTTAGGCAATTCATCCATCGTAGCCCACACATAACCCGTTGATTCATCATTTAGAGTTGGAATAAAGTCCGCTTTTGCAAAAAATAAGCAAAAATCATCGATATCTTCATGCTCCGGCAATAATTGATCTGTTTGAAATCCAACCTCTTCAAGACATTCACGAATGGCCGCTTGTTGTGCAGTTTCACCTAATTCAATATGCCCACCCGGAAATGCCCAAGTATCGGGTGCATCACCATCGGGACCACGTTTAATTAGAAGGAATCTATCGTTATGAATGAATGCAATACCTGCGGATTTATCAGTAGCTACGGCATCAGCCTCTATGTCAAGTCTCGCTGGAACATGCTCATTTTCACCATCCGCGCCGACAAATTCTTTACCTACACTCGCAGGAATCCCAAGCGTAGAACGACCTTCCGATGCTGCATACATGGCTTTTCGTTGGGCTTCTGACTTAGCTGGCATTATATTCCAGTGCTCCCAAATCCATTAGAACCACGATCAGTAGGTGGAAAATCTTCAACAATGTCAAATGGGGTTTGCATAATAGGTATCAGCACCAGTTGTGCAGCCCTATCCATCGGTTGAATTGTATAAGCTTCAGTGCTTCTATTCCACAATGAAACCTTCAATTCGCCTTGATAATCGCTATCAATCAATCCTGTACCATTCCCAAGAACAATTCCGAACATTGCACCCAAACCACTTCTAGGTAGGATTAAACCAGCATAATTAGGGGATTCAATCCAGATGGCAAAACCTGCGGAAATTAATGTGGAACCACCAGGTTCTATAGTAATGGGCGCATCAATACATGCTTGCAAGTCAATTGCTGCACTACCCGATGTAGCAAATTTGGGCAAGTTTGTTCTGATACGTTCGTCAATTATTTTAAGTTTCATATTTTGTAAGGATAGGTTATTTCAACACCGATAGTCATTAATGACCATTGATCAGTTGCTAAAAATCCAAATGCACCAACGCCAATTATACCACCGGGTGGAATGATAAACTCAGGAATCCCCAAAGTTTCAAAACCCAATGCATTATCCATCACATCATTTACAAAACCACTAGACCCAAAAGAGTATTCGTAGACTTTACTGGCTGGCTGTAAGATTGTGGCAAAGACTGTACCCAGTCTTAATGCTACGGCATTACCCTGAGCAATTAGAAATACAGTTCTATTTCCAGCAGTTGCACCTGTGGTTAATGTTACGTAAAGAGTTTTTACCCGCCATTGCTGACCTGCTGGAACTGTTGCTATGTAATTAGCATTCCCCAAAACAGGCTTGGGAACAGAAATGGCTGCAAATATAGGCTGTTGCGCCCCACTGGAAAGCATCGACATACTAACTCTCTAATTGTTTTAGCCCTTTTATTGTTAGCATTTCTTTGGGCAATCGTCGAATTGAATAAATATAAGTCATACTGCATCTGCAAAATATCTCTTCGCCCGGTGCGGTCATTTCATCTGTATAACCGGCACCTTTGTTCATTAATCCTTTTTCCATCGCCCAATTACCACGTATTGCATAAACTTTACTATCGCGCAACTTATGATCTTCACGATAATCATAACCAGATTGTCTAAAGTGTGAATTCCATTCTGCTGCAATCGCACCACCATCAACAGCTACAATGTTGTGCAAAGTACTCGTAAATTTGTGAGATTGGTCAATCATTACTCGTCGTTCAGCGAAGGGTAGAGACTTAAGCGCTTTTGCTACCGACTCTTTTACCTCACGCGTATCTGTCACCTTGGAACCACCAACAGGTACGGAAGTTGCCCAACCGCTGAAACGTTGTATTGTACTATTAATAACATCTTCACGGTTTAATTTAATCAACTGTGCTGATGACATTAGCCTGCGCTGCAATTCTGCATGTAGTTTAGGTTTGATTAATTCCAAGCGATATGCAGAAATACCGGGATGAACTTTTAACAACTGTCCACCTTTGAGCATTCTACCATAAGTTGTGTTAAATACACGTATTAATTCTTCTTCAACTCGTGCTGAAGGTTGCATAGTTATGCGTGCAGCTTGCAGGATTTGTTGAATCCATTTGTCAAGTCGGTCTTGAGAATCGTAACCGTACTTTTCGATATCAGCAATTGCAGCTGTTATGGTTTCGAAGAAAGTCATATCTTAACACCCCTTGCCGCAAGCATATTTGTCAGCATTTGTTTTTGTAATTCTGGACATCTTCTTTTTGCAGCATTACGTAACTTTTCTCGAGTTTCATCAGATATAGGTGCTCTATTTCTTCCAGCTTCGCTAATTTTTCTTTTTGCTTCATCTGACATTTTCTTACCTTTGCGATAACTTCCTAATAATTTTCTTTCTTCCTCTGTATAAATTCTATTTTTATATCTACGTTTTGCAGCAATTTTCATATTTTCTATAGCTTCTTTAGAATTTACATAACCTATTCTAGATATTGATCTTTTTACTTTTTGTTCTTCAGATTGTTTTGTACCCAATTTAGCAATTCTCATTTTTTCTTTAGTTATTGGGTCAGACAATCTTAATTTCAAAAGCACCTTTCTTTCTTCAGTATAAATAAGTCCTATATTGCTTTCAGCAATGGGACGTTTATTATATCCATTTTTAAAAGCTTCCAAAGTATTAATCCAATATTGTTCCCTTTCAACAATAATTTCTTTTGTACAATTTTCAATAATACCTATTTCAAAATTATATTCACTATATAAAAACCATGCACTTTGTAAATGTTTATTTACATGTAACCCACGTCTTAACATTGATAAGTGTGCATAAATACGGTGTCTTAAATCAATTGAGCTTCCCACATAATATTTTAAATTTGTTTTATTTTTAAAATAATATATACCGCCGTCTTTTACATCAGGATGCAGACGAGAATGGTTTTGGTGGGTCAGGTTCGGTAGGCTGAACAGGTGGGACATAATTTTTCAAAGCCTCTATATCTAACAGTAAAGGGTGTTTGAAAAGTATTTTATTATCATTCAACGTAAGTGTCAACCAGTCAATCAAGTTGGCCTTATTTACAGGGTCAAGATTCGGCAATAACACTTCGGTAGCTGCAATTGCCGCCTTTAATTTAATATCATCTACTTTTGCAACTTCTGAATCAGGCTCCTGTAATAAACTAGGCCACTCAGTGTGGAAAGAATTGCACCATTCGTAATAAGCTTTAGTGTAACCAACCTTTTTATATTCTGGAAATTGCGCTTGAATTGTCTTGTGAAAATCAGGGTTCCACGCGCGCGCCATTACTATTTTATCAAAGAAGTCATACAACGGCTGCATTTCCTCACGAATACTGTTGATGTATTCAGCATTCTTTTTAGCGTCTTCAGTACCCTCTCCAAACCCCTCAGCCATAGTCTCGTTATTGAGCATTTTTGCGGGCATACCAGCACCACTTGCAATATTATCAAGTATGTTCTTGCGCGCGGTAATCATCCCGGTGTCAGCATTTTTTAAATCGATCGCTTCAATCGATTCTTCTAATCCAATGCTCAGTACATTACCTGTCTGCGCTTCTTTAACAAAATCACGCTTCAAACCCATTGTCTTTTGCATAACACGATCAACAATTGAGCCAGCTTGTTTAGTCTTTGCAACAATGACACCAGCTTTAAGTGTCACGAGATCATCGGTAATCATTGACTGAATAAATGATTTGAGCGGGAATAGCGTGCGTTGATAAACGGAACGACCTACGAAGCCGAATGCAGAGTTACTGTACGCTATGTACACAGGTTCCTCGTTCATTATGGTAACTGAGCGCGACCGGTGATAAGCAATACCATTTACAGAAATGTTACTGTGCTTCTGAAAATCTGGGCTGTTAGGGTCTTGATTAAGCACCAACGATCCAGCAGTATTGAGCGGATCGAGAATATTAAAATAGATATCAAGATCGGCCAAATCTTTAGGATCAATCGGTCTATCTGTAGGAATGCCCATTGCGCCATACGCAACAGAAGCAATACCATAAATACGACTCAATCGCATCACATTGAAGATGTGCTTATCCGCGCCTATCGCTTCCCATTCTTTACAAAACGCTTCTTTGATCGTATCTTCAGGCGAATTAGGAATGGATATCTCACGCTCTTGACTCATTGCTATAGATATTGGCAATTCCGCTAACTTTGCACCCAATGGATGATGTAAATAAATAGTCTTACATAATTGATAAGATACGTCATCACCCGGTTCAATACCTTGCGACATGAGCAATTCTTGCAATGGGTTGCCAAGAACACTTGAGGTTATATCAATTGTTGCCATTATATGTATTCCCAATGATTAAAATGCATCTTGCCCTCCCAAACTACAAAGTACATTATAAACGAATGCATCAAGCAAATCATCACTTCTCTTACCGGCATCTTTGTCTCCGATGCGAAAGGAACATACTTGGCTCAAAAGCGCATTACGAGTATTTCCTTTATAAGTTACAACTTTATCAAAAGCATATTGTGACAATTTAACTTCACCTTGATGAACTGCCCCACTGGCTGCAATTGCACGACCATCTTTACCAGCAGCAACAATTGCACCATCAATTGGTTGTACATCCCAACCTCTGCGTAATGCCGATTGAAGCAAAGTAGTACCTGAAGATTTGTCTTCAATCCAAACACCACCAACACCTCCGCGACTTTTTGTTTCTAATGCTAATTGTTCCAATCGTTTAAAAACATTCGGTAACCAATCAGTAAGTAAATCACTTTCAATTTGAACAATATCATAATCTAATATAGTTAAAGGGTGCCCAAAATGTTTTGAAACTGCACCATATACTACAGCTGTTGCGTCATGTTGTTGACCTATCTTCATTGCACTATCAATTGTTGCAAATACATAATCATTATGTATTGGATATTCAACACCTTTATTATTTACAGTCAATTTATCCAATGAAAAAAATGCAATCCCAGCCCATGATACAAATTCGGCAAGATGCTCTTGAAGATACACTTGAGGTACCATCATTAATCTTTTACGTTCCAAATATTCTGGTTTTACATAAGGATTTGCAGAGGTTGGAGCATGATGTTTTTTAAATCCCAATTTAGGATCGTGCCAACAATTATAGAAAAAATTATCTTCATCTATTCCATTTGGCGTTGAATAAACAGTAACTTTCCCATTTGTTGTTAATAGTGTTGGTTCAATTGATTTTTCCCATATATCCATCATTTGACGATCTGTACTTTTAGTAAATGCAGCCTCATCAACAAAAACATGATGATACTCACGGCCACGCCCACAAAGATAATTATCGGTCGTTGTCCAAAAATCAATTTTACCTCCGGTTTTAAGCTTTATTGTTCCTTCAGTTCTACTGGCAGATTTTACAATGGAGTGTAAAATATCACGAAGTTGATCGAATGGTTCAGCACCTTGTTTATATTCCGGGGTAAATATACCAGCTTTCCCCCCACGAATTGCAACCATTGCAGCTTTTACAACCATATCTTGTGTTTTACCAAAATCGTCTGCCACAACATATGACATCTCGTTGTGACCTCCCTTCATAAATCTTTATTTGTCCACTATGTAATGTTGGTAAAATTATATTAATCTTTTTCATTCTGGCAAACCTCCTGTAATAACTATTTCTGTACCATCCGAATCATCTTTACTTTTATCTTCAGGTGCCAGCAATTTAAAATATTTTGCTAAGTTTAAAAGAGCTGCATCTTGATCTCGCATTTTTATTTCGATACCGTCCTTAGTTGATTTAAAGCCCGCGTAGAGCCTTTTGGCTTCTGGGGTTAAGTACCTAGTGTCATGCACAAATGCGCGTCCTATACCCTCTCCTGAGCAGTTTGGACAGTGTTGGTTAGGTTCTAAGTTCTCTTTAAATCCATAACCGCCATTATTTGTTGGTAAAGGTTGTTTAAAATCCATCGCACGCGCAACACTGCGCGCATACTCAGACTCATTAACCCATTGATATTCAAATCCTGCACCATAGCAATGTCTGCAATTGACATGTTGATATTGCATCAGTTCATTGACATCACAGGTTGCAATTGCGATCCATTCTGCAATTACCTTCGAGCCGTCAAAAATTGCAGCACGGGCGGCGGCGTCGCGCATTTCTTGCACACGGGTAAGAATGTGACGCTTTTTCATTAAATTGCGAGCTTTAACAGAAATTTGTGTATTAGTAAGATTTATTGCTTCTTTAAAACTATTCTTAAATGCAATAGACGTGTCGACCCCTCGAACCATTTCACAACAAAAATGTTCTTCTTCAACGGTCAATAATTGCATTAGAAATCCTCAGTCAGTTATACCAAATTCATCAATCCCCGGTGATATAGTGTATGTTATGACTGCAGTAGCCATAGGTAAAATTAACACTTGTACCCCATTGTTATAAGCCACCGAACGACCGTTAGCTGTCACACTTACACCAGTTCCACCATAAATCGACAACATAACTATCTGACCTCGTGTATTGGTATAAGTGTAAGGTGATGCCCCAACAGATAAAACATTCATAACAGAATTACCAAGATTAGAACCAACTTTTTTATTGGTTAAATTTGTCGTTTGATCTGCAAAATTAGAAATGGTGTTGCTATAACACATATTATTATCAGCCTTATAATAATTATTATAATTAGCCTCTATTCGAACCCCATAAGTTTGTGTTGCTATAGTTTGATCATCAAAACAGGTATTGTCATAAATTTCAAAGAATGCCAAATTTGATGTTGTAACAATACCCTCCGCCCCACAATTACTGACAATGTTGTCATGAACAATGTTCCAGTTACCAGCCTGCAACACAATCCCTGAAGCTTTTTGTTTTGTTATAAAATTGTTATAAACTTTACTATGTCCGTTCAATTCAATACCACTTGAAATTGAACTACCTCCTGCACCAATGTGATTATCATAAACTTTAACAAATCCAGTATTGGCAGACATAGGATAAATTGCAAGTTGACCTCCACCAATAGATGTATTACATTGACAACCTTTAATGTAATTATTAAAAACCTTAGCATTGACACCAGAAACCCCTATAGCATCGATATAGGTTCCAGTAACAGTATTCCCACTAATTTCCTGATTAATCGAACTAGGAACAATTGCCCATATACCATATGATCCAATTGTTGAACTATACAGTCCTAGTACAAAATTATCCCTAATTTTACAATGATCAAAACCTCCTGAAATTCCAACGTTGCGTAAATTGTACACAAAACAATTTTCAATGACACAATTTGCACCATTTGCTGCAATTTCAGCTTGGGAAAATGTAGTAACGTTTGTGTAATTACCATTTATTGTTGCATTTTTAATTGTTGCATTAGTACTAAGTAAAATTAAATGCGTCGATGTTACATCACATCCATGAATAAACGTTGCCGTGTAACTTTCAAATATCAATGTCGTATTGGCGGGGATTGTAAGCGTTGTATTCACATAATAACTTGCGTTAGAGGGTACGTAACAGATTCCACCAATCGACGCATTTAAAGCGTTTTGAATGGCTGTTGAATCATCTGTCACACCATCACCAATAGTTCCATAATCAACAACACTAAAAAACGAAGCACTCATAAAAAATCCTCAAATTTTGTACACAAACCAATGTTACCACAAATACATTGGAATCTAAAATAGTTGTCAGTTTGATTGCACCGACTTAGCCGCCCACTAATTTTTCACATTGTTTATAATATTACTGTCTAGTGGTTGCCAAAATACATGCACTAGACACTCTGACAACACTAATTGTCACATATTCATAATTTATATTTCTACTGATTTTAATCTATTTAGTAGTCTTCTAAGTCGTATAGTAGTTAAACCTATATAAACAAAGGGTTTGCAGCCGCCCACTAATGCCGCCCACTAATTTTAGCCGCCCACTATTAGTAGTCGTCAACTCAAAATAAAAAATTGCGCAATTTTACAAAAATTCTGCAAATTGCGCAATTTTAAAAACTTATAATATTACTAATTTTAGCCGCCCACTAATTTTAGCCGCCCACTAATTTTAGCCGCCCACTAAATCATTATTTCACTGTACATATATCCATTGGTTCTAAAACAACATCTATAAAATTTACATCCGTAATAATTTCTTGATTATCAAATATTTCATAACGACTTATCATTTGAACTAATCTTTCGACATCATTATCATTTATTAACCAAACTAATTGTCTTGTTTCTCTCATTTTGATCTCCTGAATATTGAGCTTTTAAATAAACCTCAGCGATTTCTGAGGGTGTTAGATTGCAAGTATTTTTTATAACTTCTTCAGTACAATATACATAAATTCTAGTATTGCCTTCTTCAATTATCATTCTTCCTAATCGACCGTCTTTTAATGAAGGATGTAATTTATATCCCATATTTGATGCGTATTTCTTTAATAATCTGGAATCAATATTTTTATTAGCTAATAAATCATTTGCACGTTTGGAAGAAATCCAACCGCCTCTGAAACCTAATTCCATTCCATCGACTGCTTCACGTAAAGTTACCTCAATTTTACTTCTACTATTCTCATATACTTCTTCTTCGCTACTACTGTCAGGGGCACGCACACATCCTTTGGCTGGATTCCATTTAGCTGCAATAGGGTAAGTCTTTAGATAGTTAGCAACGATGGCAAACCCTTGTTCATTTCTCAACCAGTCATTCATTTTTCCAAACCATTCTTCATTAAGTCCAGCACTTGATAAGTCTTCTAATTCTTGTAAGGCACTATACATGACGCAAAACCGGCGATCTCCTTTAGATTTCTTAAAATCAGATTTTTCATTTAACGTAAATATAAAATTAGCATAGTTACCTGTCATACGTCCATCTACTCCTTTAGCTTCTACAATCACATCAGTATCAGTTACTAATTTCTTTACTTCCCCTTCAGTTTCTCTGTCTTGTTTCATTTCATTAATAACAACTACTAATGCACGTTCAACCCATGCATTAAATTTGCCGCCCAATTCGCTGGCTTTAGGCGTGACTACAAACCGACGACCTACAGCGTATTTAAGGCATTCTGTAATGGTTGTCTTACCTATTCCCTGACCGCCTTGTAAAACTGGTGCCCACATAAACTTTTGACCGGGATACTGAACGCATGCAGCCATCCATGATAGTAATATCTCAGCATCATTTCCATTTGGGAAATTTTTATGGACTAAATTTGTAAATAAAGAAGCATCACCTTCAAGTATGTTTATTTTGATAGGATCATAAGTATTTAGATAACGAACCCCATCTTCTTCAAAAACACTTATTGGTAATTTAGTGGGATCAAAGCGTTCATAATCAACTTTTAAAAAATTAATAATTTGTGATTTTAGAAAAGCTTCGGAAGCCTTCTTAGTTGTACTCCCTTGCCCATTATCGAGTGATAATTTAAAAATATATTTTCCAAATGCACTATTAAATTGTTTATCTGATAACAATCTAAAGGCCCCATTGGAAAGAGGGATATAAAATTTATCACGATCAAGGATATAAACACAATCTTTAAATAATTTCTTTTGTTCATTAATACCTAAAAAACAATTGTCTTCTTCAATTTCATCACTCCATGTAAGTAAAGGTTTCTCAATATGCGAAGGTTTGTCTTGTCTTACATTCGAACATTTCAAACATGCATTCTTAATGGTGCGGTCTAAATAATCAGACCTGTTCCACTTATCTCTGACTAGTTCACTTTGTAACATAAACTTTTTCATACGTGGAGCATTACAACCTGTCCAATACGCTAAATGTAATGCTAGCCCTGAATCATAACTACTAATATCACCTTTCCAATAAGGTTCAAGAATTACAACATTATTAGTGTAATAATCTGCAAAGGTTGGTTTAGATATATCAAATTTAGACTGCATACTTGAGGAACGTAACATTCTTTGAAGCAATTCCTCATCGGTACTCTCGCAATAATAATCCGCGCGCGGCTCTTCAAAATCATTATCACTGGTAACTACTTGCTTAGAATCCGGTGCAAAGTATTGTGCAACTATCCCCACCATCACTTCAGTGGCATCAACATCAGCATTACCATAAGCTTGTCCACTGAGACCAAAGGCTACACCTCGCCCTTGTGTGTACAGCTCTAATCCGGTTCCGGCAGGTTTGATTTGTCGCGCGATAGGTAATTCACCACGACCAAAGAAATGATACCCTTTAGCACTACTTGAGTATTCAAATGCGCATGCTGACAGCCTGCTATAAATATCAGCCGCTACAGGGGTCATTACGCCATCAAGAAGTGCGTTGTCTACATCAAGGAACCAATATCCACAATTATCAGTAAAATAGAAACCTAGCGCATATTGACCATGAGGTTGTCCCAGTACCCATTCCTGAGCATCATCAAAGCTCAGCCAATTCTCAGGCTTGCTAGCATCAGTTGGATAAGTAGGGTTGCTTGGATGAATTGGAATTTTGGCATATTTCTTCTTGGAATTATCCCAAGTGAGACGCCATACAATAAATTGAGGAAGGTCGACCATCCGACCAAGCGCGGCTTTGAGCATTGTCATAAATAAACCTTATTATTAGATGAGTTTTAGGGCAATCAAGTTTATCATGGGCTATAAAAAAAGACCACAAGGTCATCACTCTTGTGGTCTACCCCTAATACAAACATCGCTTTATGACAAGCACGGTAATGATAACCAATTGCCACATACTTGTCAACGATCAACATACCTTCTTTAGTTCACCTGTCTGAATATAATGTGTAGCAAAATCATGGAATACTCTTGAGGCTGTCATTGCAACCGCCGCAAGTTCTGCATTACTGCTGACATTATCATCCATTTTCAAACCGATAAAGATTTGTTCAGCAGTCATCATTTCATCGTTGCGTATCTCTGAGATATCATCATCCATCATAACCCCCTCAACATATTTATAATCTTACGCAATGCATCATTAGACAAATGTTGTGGGGGTATCCATGCATAACGGATTTTATCTATTTCAAGTCTCAATTGTTCAGCTAATTCTTTGCGTTCAATTTCAAGTTCAGTGAGTGGCATCGTAGGCTCTCCTAGTAGCAACTGCATCGTCATAACTGTCACCGTAGTAGATCATCAGCTTCTTTCCTTCCACATAAGCCAGAGCCATCCACTTGTCATAATGTGAGCATTGATAGACACCTTTGACACGAATGCGACCATCAAGATATCTTCCCTTAACGCCCTTTTGATAACGGCCCTTATCCATCTTATGTACAAACCTATCCAAATTATTCTTTGGAAGAATTGCCTTAACGCTTTCAGGGTCACTAAAAATTGCAAGTTGCTGTTCAAAAGTAGTTGTCATGATCAATCTCCTTCAAATCAGATGCAAACAAGCTTGATAACTACATAAGTTATACAAACCGCTAAAATTATGATGAATAATCCACATGCAATAATATAATCAAACAAAAGCACAAATAATATCCCTAAACCTAACCACCCGATCCAGCTCATGCGTACACCTTGATGGTGATATAAATCGCCCAGACAGTCAGGCAAGTTAGCCACACATTAAGTGCTTTGATATGCTTAGCTACTTTATTTAAATTGTTAGCCATTTCACCCATTCCGCGCGCAGTAACTATGGCGAAATCACCCATTGTATCCATCCATTTTTCACTCATGCTAAAAATCCCCCTATGACAATTACTGCAAGTAAAAG